ATTCTGAATCCGATTCGAAGTATTGCAATCGTCTAACTAAGAGGCAAGATAAACGGAGTTATTCGGCTCTTGCCTCAAACTCCAAACTCCAAACTCCAGCAAGTTGTCCACAGTTTATCCACAGCATTCAGTTGCCGGGATCGCCCGGTGCGTTGCAGCGAAACTCCAGTTCCAAACTCCTTGTGTTTCTGCCATTTTGTTATTGATCATGTCCAGCCCGGGAAGCGCAGCAGGACTTCAGAGATGTCTGTCATTTGGGCATAAAAAAAGGGGGAATAAATTCCCCCTTTTAATCGACCCAATGGGAGTCTAGTTCATTGAGCCAAACCCATTCTTTTTAGGATATAGCCAACATCAGATTGAATATGCTGTATTAAATCTCTTCCTTCCTTATTTTGTACAGACCATTCAACTATTGAATTACAAAGTACACCTGAAATAAGTTTCCAATCTGGAGATTTTCCTTCAGGAACTTTTGCAATCATTTGCTCTAAATCACCAACTGCTTTTTGTGATTTAGAATATTCAACCACCTCTCTTATGAGAGGTGATATATCAACATTATTGATAGTAATTAATTCGTTTTTGTCTTTTGTCATACTTCGACTCCATTCAGTTTAATGACAGTATTAGGATTAATATTTGCCCAACGTCTATGTTGAGGTAATAAGCCATTACCAACTCTATAAGCAAGAACATAATCATTATGTTCTTTTACATTTGTTGGAATTGGATTGTTAGTGTGTCGCCACGCATAACCACCAAGAATACCTCTTTTAACTTTAGAGATACTTCCAGCATTATTAACCCATTCGCAAGAGAAGAAACCCATTCCAACTCTACGTTTGAATTCTTGTTTGTTCACGATTAGACTCCTTTCTATTTCTAATTATCCTTGTATCATGGCTTGATTTATAAGTATATATCTAAATACATTAAGTTGTGGATAACCTGTGGATAACTTGCCCGGGCATTATGTCGCATGCGACAATTTGTCGCAGCTTGCGCCCGGGCTCGCTACGCTCGCGCCCGATCTGTTCGCCAGCTCCCGATACTCCACAGGCGACCCCCATCCCCCCTTTTTCGATAAGCATGCTTTATTTTTTGTCGAACAAGGATTGAGAGTGACAATCATGTATAAAAACGTTATAATTGGAGTCCCTAAAAAATTTTTAAAAAATGGAAAATGTTTCTAAATTAGAATCCTTAGACACGAATACGCTGAAGTTGATTCTTAAGAATGCTTTGGAGGAAAAGCGTGAAAAAGCACAAGGCGATTTTCTTACTTTTGTTAAGACAGTTTGGCCAGAATTCGTAGAAGGAAAGCATCATAAAATTTACGCTGAAAAGCTAAATCGCATTGCCAATGGTGAGCTTAAAAGGCTTATTGTCAATATGCCACCAAGACATACAAAATCAGAATTTGCATCAAATTTATTTCCGGCGTTCTTCATGGGCCGTCATCCAAAAGCCAAGCTGATACAAACAACTCACACAGGAGAACTTGCAATCAGGTTTGGACGTAAGGCAAAAAATTTGATAGAATCAACAGAATATGAAAAAGTTTTTCCAACAGTTACCCTTGCTGCTGATTCAAAAGCTGCTGGGCGTTGGGAGTCTAATCATGGCGGCGAGTACTTTGCTGCTGGTGTTGGTGGTGCTATTACTGGTCGTGGTGCCGATTTACTTATTATTGATGATCCTCATTCAGAGCAAGATGCTCTTTCGCCCTCGGTCCTAGAATCACATTACGAGTGGTATACTTCCGGTCCACGTCAAAGACTTCAACCTGGCGGTGCTATCGTCGTTGTAATGACAAGGTGGAGTGTTAAAGATCTAACTGGCAAACTGCTCGAGGCCCAGGGTAAAGACGACATGACGGATAAATGGGAAGTTGTAGAATTTCCTGCCATCATAAATGATAAACCTATGTGGGGTAATTTTTGGACCATGAAAGGTTTACTTGGTGTTAAGGCATCAATTCCATTAACCAAGTGGCAAGCACAATGGATGCAACAACCTACATCCGAGGAAGGTGCACTTATAAAACGTGAATGGTGGCAAACGTGGGAACCAGAAAAGATTCCTAATTTAGAGTTTATTATTCAATCATATGATACCGCGTTTAGTAAGAAAGAGACGGCTGACTTTAGTGCTATTACAACGTGGGGCGTATTTGACCCTGAAAATGGCAAAGGAAAAGCGTTAATATTATTAGATGCCAAGAAAGACCGTTGGAATTTCCCTGAGCTTAAAAAAGAAGCAATGGAGCAATATAAATACTGGGAACCAGAAATGGTATTGATTGAAGCAAAGGCAAGTGGTCTACCATTAACTCACGAGTTGCAAAAATCAGGAATACCTGTTATAAACTTTACACCCTCTAAAGGAAATGATAAACATACGAGGGTAAACAGCGTAGCACCACTATTTGAAGCTGGTGCAATATGGGCGCCTAAAAAAAGTTTTGCCGAAGAGGTGATCGAAGAATGCGCAGCATTCCCTTTCGGTGATAATGATGACTACGTGGATTCTACCACGCAAGCCTTGATGAAATATAGACAAGGTTACCATGTTACACTAAAAGATGACTTTGAAGATGAACCAACTGATAAAACCAAGGGGAGGGTTTATTATTAATGGCGACAACTGCACCAGGCACAGAGACAACAGAGATTGATTATCCTTGGTACGAGGATCTATGGGAAGCAACTAAACTTGCCGGCAAAACCGCAGGTAATGTTGGTGCCGATATTGGAAATTTAGTTAAATGGGCTGGTTGGGAAGTTCCCAAATATTTAACTACAGATTTTAATGAGGACATTGCACGAGGAGTTTCATGGGTTTCGCGTGATGATGTAGGTATTGAAGGTTTAAAAGACTGGGCCCTAGGACAAATTCGCGCTGGACATGATATGTTTATGAGTGATGAAATAGAAGCAGGGACCGCGGATAAATGGCTTCCTGAAGATAAACGACCAGTTGTTGATCCAAAGCAAGATGAAAATGGAAACTGGAATATTGAAATTTTAGATTATGGCGCGATGCCGAAGTGGCGCTTAAATGATATAGTTAAGCAAGCTGAAGGTTATATGAATGATCTTCCTGGAACAACATTTAAAGAGGCTTATATGGCAGCAGCAAGCACTATTGGTCAAGACGTTTCACCAGGATTAATGGAAGCATTACCAGAACCACTTGAAAAAGGAGTTTCAGGTGAAGGATACTGGTCAGATTATTTTGATACGTCTAAAAATAGGTTCTCGGATGTTATGGCACCAAAAATTTCACAAGAATATGTGGATACTATGGGAAGTATGCCAGGTGGAGTAACACCTTGGCTATTATCAAAAATTTATAACAAAATGGTTGCGGATAAACCTGTTCATAAAGGTGTACAAGGAACAGCGTCACTTGCAGGAATGCAGTTTGCTCTTCCAAGGTTTGGTAAAACAGGATTTAATATAGCAAGACAACAAGCTATGAAAACAGGAAATAAAAATTGGTTAATACCAGAAATAGTAGCTTCAAGTGCATACCCACACACATCAAAATGGATTGGTGCTCAAGGTGGACCGTGGGTGTATAAAAAAACTAAAAATGTACCATATCAACCATCAACTTTAGGAAATGTAGCAGCTCTTACAGGTGCTGGCATTGCAGCTGAAGCAATCAGACCAGAAAACATGCCAGACTTCTTAAGCTGGACAAAACCAAAGGATCCCCCTAAACCTGCTTTCTTGAGGTAACATGGCGCCTAAGAAAAAAGTAAAAGTAGTACCTCTCTTTTCAAAACTTGAGCAAGAGTACGCAAAAGCACTTCTTCCAAAGGTATCGGAAAAAAAAGAAGGAATATTAGGATTAACTTTAGATGAAATGCGTTCCTTCGGAACGAAAACAAAGGTAAGTCCTAATCAAGTAAAAATAGGAGGAGTTAAAAGTGGTCTTTATTATGATAAAAGTCTTCCTTTTCTTAAAACCAAACTTAAGACAAAGACAGATGGAAACACCTATACACATTACTATCTTCGTGGGCAAGAAAATAAACCTTCTGATATACTCACTGTTAGATCTTGGGACCCTATTAAAAAAGAGAAAGTTGTAGAAAAGGTTAGACGTGATGATCCAAGGTTAAGTTGGTATACCAATGAGAAGGGACACAAGATGGCAACATTAGGGGATTACGGCTCGAAGAGTAAAGGAGAAGAAATTGCAACACCTCTTATTAAAAAAATAGTAGATAATCCTGCTTCATATAATGTTCTTAATTCAAAAGGAATTATATCTTCAACTAAAGTTATGGACCTAGTTAATGCAAAATTTATAGAAAAAGGTCACAAACCATATACCCAGACAAATAGTATAAATAATCTTCTAAAAAAAATAACTGGAGAAAAAAGAAAAGCAGATCCTATAACACAGGAAAAGAAAACAGAGATAATAAATTTTTTAAAGTTAAATGATTTATATAAAACTATTACATCGCCAGATGTCGCTAAAAATTTCCCTGGCGTACCACATTATATTATTGAAAGACTAAGACAAGCTGAAGGACTAGTTAGAACAAACATTGGTGATTCAGGAAGCACAAGTAGAGTGGCAATAGCACGTCGTAAAATTGAAAGAATGATTAAAAGAAAATATAAAAATCTTACTGACGAGCAAGTAGAAGCAGTTGCAGAACATGCACGTACTTTTCTTCAGTCAAAAATACACACTCCCGTACAACCTGGTTATGGAATGAAATATACGGATAAAGATATACAGACAGCATTTAATTTTTTGAATGACACTTTTTTAAAATATCTGCCACCTCAGATTAATGAATACGCTTTTGAACGTGCTTTAAATAGCTTAAGAAGGGAATTAACTGGAAAAAGATATACAGTTGGTCATTCAAGAAAGGATCCCGCAGATTGGTGGTGGTTTGGTGGTGATGAGGTAGCAGCAATTAATCCCCAAATAAGTGGCCTTAATCTTACTCAATTTAAGTTAGATAGCGCATTTCAATCTGCTATGAGAAAAGGTGATTATGATACAGCTCAAAAAATAATGGATGAAATGGTACGGAAAGGAATGCGCTCTTCCATGGTGGATGACTATGGAGAGTTAGTATTTTTTGGAGCCCCACCAAGAAAAGGAAAGTTAGCAGAAGGTGGCTTGATTAGTAACCCTTTAACTGCTATGATGAATTCAGGAGGATTTATGGATTACGGAGAAATGAAACCTGTCGTGCCGCCCTTGGACCCGGGTGAAAGACAGCATCTAGTAAAAGGTGGTAGTAAAAAAGGAAAACCTAAAGATATTTTTTCTACATTATCACAGTATCAAGCAAGAGCACAACTTCCAGAAGTAATTGGACATACAACAAAGATTACGGAAAAACTGGCAGCACCTAAAGGCGATGTTGTAGTTAAACCATGGGCCGTGGTAGATAGAGATGGATTACCAATTAAAGATTTTAAAACAGAAAAAGACGCTGAGAAATGGTTATACGACAAAAAAGAAACAGTACCTGAAAATGAATACTATGAATCAACCATTGATTATTCAGTTAAGCCAGTAGAACAAATTAAAACAGCACCAGTTGTAGAAGAAACTCCAGCAATAATGTGGAAAGCACCTGAAATAATTGCCAATGCACCAATGGAAATTGCGCAAGGAAAACAATGGCTTGGAATATTAAAGAAAGCAGGTGTATCACCAAAGGAATTAGATGATACATCACTTGCTCCTTTTCTCGAGATCCACGAACCAAACACAAAATTTACAAAAGCACAGTTACTAAAAGAATTTGACGACCTCGCACCGAAGATCGAGGTCCTTACAACAGGAAAACGTGATCAAAGTAAGTATTTAAATAGCATTTTAACCAAGTTTAATAATGTTCGTGATTCTATAAGTGATTTCTCCGGCAAGGATCAAGCAGTTTTAAACAGTTTTACTGGTATTTTGCAGAAAGTTAATGCTGCAAAGACAGATAAAGAGCTAAGCGTCCTTGCAAATCAAACAAATAAGATCATGAAACAAGGATATGGCATTAATAATGCACTTATGAGTAATCAAATTCCGGCTATAAGACAAATTCCGGCGCCAATTAGAAGTATTTTTGGTGATATGCAGGAATTATTTAAGACTAGAGGTGCTGCACACGCTTTTAATAAGAAACCATCACATGCAGGAGATCAAGTTTTGCCTGGTGGAGTCAATTACCGTGAATATTTGTTTAAATATACACCAAATCAGTTTCGTGGTGATGAACCACGGTATACTCCAGGGCATACTTTTAGTTTTTCTGATGATTTAGCTCAAAATACCTTTGTTCATGCTCGAATTTCCGACAGAACAGACAATTTTGGCAGAAAATTGCTGTTTGTGGAGGAAATACAGTCAGATATGCACCAAAGACCTCAAAAAAGGATTAGACAAGGTGAATCAAGTGGATATGCAACAAGACAAGATAAAATTGTAGGAGCAGAACCACTTATTAAAGAATTAAAGGCATTACAGAACAAAATTGATGCTATTTTAGCACGTGAACCAAATAATTCATCACTTCCTG